TACATCAGTCTCTGCGATTTCGAAGATTTGACCCTGGATACGAGTACGCCCATAACCGGAGTACAAGGGGACCTGTACTTCCTTGAGACGAGCACGACCGAAGTCGCCAAGTGTCTCGTTCTCAGCTCGGAAGCTGATTCCCTGGTTCTTACCAACCAGGACTGGGAAATCGACGTAACGACCACCGGCCTTATGGGTTACACCCTTGTTCGAAGATGCAATCCGCTGAGTCAGAACAGTTTCAAACTGAATCTGCTTAGCAATTGGTTCCTCGTAGATGACCTTAAGGATCGGAGTGATCGACGTCGTGTTGACGTTGACCATCTAATTCTCCTAGTTACTGTTGTTTCAACTGACCCAGCATTGTTGCTAGAGCAGTTGCACGGTCTTCCGATGAATTAAGCGGGCCAGGAGCCGCCGGTGGAGCAGAAGACGCAGACATATTAGCCGGTGGCCTATTCTGGGCAGCGACCGCAGCCTGAATCTCGTTCTTCCACGATTGAACCGCAGCATCAATCGACAGCCCTTGATTGGCCATCAATTGAAGTACGTACAACTCATTAAACTGGCCATGCTTATTCTTGGCCTCTGTCATAATTTGATCTAGCTGTCGATCAGCTTCGGCTTGTTCCCTAGCATTCTGCTGTGCAGCAACCTGCTGGGCCATTGCACCGAAAGCTGTTTCAAGCCGAGTTAGCTTAGTACCAACCTCAGGAGGAAGCCCAGGCTGTTGTACTTGAACCGGGTTCCCGTCAGCATCGAAGTACTGTGGAGCTTGCTGCTGAGGTTGTTGACCCGCTGGTTTGTAGAAACCATTCTGAACTAGAACGTCTACGAAACCCTGTGGGTCCGTCTTAAGCTGTTCGATAATATTCTTGATCTGAGCTAGTTCTTCGGCAGAGCCAAGTTGGGTATAGGGTTGCAGCTGCTGATTAATTCGTTGTGAATGCTGCTGAAATCCTTGATCCCAATTTCTTACATACTCCGAAGCCTTAGGCCGTTCGTTCTCTGGAAGCTGGGCGAGCCAGTTCTGAGCGTAAGGCGAAAGACCATTAGTATCGTAAGAGCCACCGGGAGGCTGTTCAGCACTAGGTTCAGTTGACGCTTCGGTACTAGAGTCAGTTGTACTTGACTCATCCATAGCGTTAATAAGACCAGCTGAGAGGTCCTCTCCAGCCATGTATCACCCCTTGGTAGATTGGATTTAACTTACAAACCCTGGATAGTTAGTCATCCATACTTCGAACTCACCCATTGCTACACGAGCAACGGCTGAAATATCGAAGCCCACGTTGAGTCCGGTCATTGATACGACAGCGGCGTTTAGAGTCCACTCATCGTACTTCGTACCGTTCAAGTAGAACTGTCCTACAGTGCCATTCTGACGAAGCGCATAGGCAGAGTTACCAAGCGGTTCGGCAGCAGGTACTGTAATTGTCCGCTCAGTAGTCGGAGTAGTTGCTACAGTACGAGTAATCGTAACTGTTGTAGCGTTAGTCCGTACCATTGAGAGGAAATCAGTTGATGCCGTCCGCTTACATGACATTACTGGACCCTGGCCGGCCGTAGACTCACCGTGAGTAAGCCATACCCATACAAGGTTATCAGTAAAGCCAGCCGGCAGAGTGACTGTAGAAAGACCAGTAGCGGCCTGTAGCCTAACACCATCAATAACCTGACCAGATGCCAGAGTAAGCGTCTTACCGGTTACATCTGTGTCAGTCGTACCCTGGACACCGCCAGCACCGCTAGTATATCGAAGCTGAGCAGCCGGTGAATACGCAGCCAACAGATTTGGTACACGCTTAGCTAGGTCATTGTAATTACCTAGAGCATTCCCAAATCTACCGTACACGTTTCGGTAATTGAAAATGATATCGTTCCACGTGGGTGGAAACGCAAGTGATCGACCTGTCCGTGCCGCAATACTAGTCTCAACTAGATTACGAATTGCATAGCTACTTAGTGGGATTGAAGGGAATGGATCATTGAATCCATTGGCATCTGGCTTATCAAGGTATTCTTCATCTGTACCAAGCTGTAATACCGCACTCACTGTGGCGGGCCTCCCGAAGTAGTCTGAGGTTGACTAGGCGGTACTCCGCCCTGTGGCGCCATAGTAAGTCTGTTGATTTGACTACGTAAAGCCATCTCGTATTGAGGTGGTACTTGAGGAAGTTGACCCTGCTGCATGGCCATTTGGCTCTGTTGCATATATTGCTGACGCATTTGCATGAACATCTGGTCAGGCTGACCGGTCATTGGATCAATTGGAACCTGTACTCCTACTTCATTTAGAAATTGCTCCATATGGGTTACCGTATGGTAAGCAATCATCATAGTAGCCTGCTGTGGCCACGACTCATATTCTTCACGCTTACGTGCGTTATCGTGTTCCTGAATGTGGATCAAATGCTCCTGCCACATTTGAACAGGCGTAAATACACCATTCGCCATACGAATGTTCTCTTTCTGAGCCTCCCGCTTATCAATCTGCATACCTTCATACAGTCGAGCGGTATCGCCCAGTTCCATTTGCTCAAGAGCGTCAGGTACAGCTACAGCACCCATCTTCATGAGTTCCATAATCTGGGCCTGCTTAGCTGAATAGCTCTGTGGCGTAGCTGAGCCTACTACAGCCCGCCAATTAGTCTGACCGGATAGATCAGACTTAGAGAACAAGTAGCTTTCGAAGCCACCATTACGACCAGCTACAGTAATCATGCGCTGTGCGTCCCAATACTGACCTGTATAAGCTAGGCACTGCTGTAGTACAGTCTCCCAAGCCGTTTCCTTATCACGGAGCGTATCCATAATCAAAGCGTCTTGGTTCTCTTGTAGGTACGCAATAGCTGTAGCGGCCGTAACGCCATTAGGAATTGAGCTACCATCAGTATTCTCCTGGCTAGCTAATTCAGCCATTTCAACACTGATTCTATTTACATGGTCGACGATATAATTCGGAAGTCCTGCAATTTCAATTGGCTGAGGCGGCCTAGAACCTGGCCTAAACTCCACTACCTCACCCGCAGCACCACGAAGCTTCTTCACGTCAACAGAACCAAGTTCCACAGCAAGTTGTGGTCTACCCATCCTGTTCTTATCCTCAATGATCTGGCTGCGTGTCCGATTGTACTCAACCTGTAGCGGCATCAAATCCTCTACAAGAGTTGCACCGTAGAAAATTGAGTTCTCGATGTAAGTCCGCTTAGCGAATGGGTACTTCCCGTGTACATACGGGTATTCCTCTAGTACTTCCAGGACTTTCTCCTGCGTACATGTGACTCTAGCACCCTTAGGGTGATTCTTGTCCGGCTTAATCCATATTTCACGGATTTCCACAGCCTTTTGCTTCGACGCATCCTGAGTCATTCCTTGAATAGCCATGAGACGTGACTCTAGCGTATTCGTAGCTACAGACACGCCATCCATCTTAATACCGAAACGCTGTTCAACCCAATCTGGTGACTTCATAGTAACATGCATCACCCACTCTTGCTTCTGCAAATCTGGCTCATCCAGATTTGGGACCAAAATGTGAAATGGGTCAACGCATTCAACAACAGGACTACCATACAGCATAACGTGCTCTTGCTGCTGTTGCTGTTGCTGTTGCTGTCCATTCTGCATACCCATGCCCTGAGCCTGAGGAGGTAATTGCATATCCTGCTTACCATAGCCCATAGGCACAGATTCATCATAGTATGTCTTAAGGAAAGCTGTTCCACAGATTAACATCCACCAGTCACACTGCTTAAACCGCCAAGCTAGTTTCAGTTCATTGGTAATATAGTCAGCCAGTTGTTCAGCTCCCCTAGCAGCCGCCTGACTATTATCGTCAGTATTAGAAGGACTAACGAAACCCCTAACGCGCTCCTTATTAATCTTGGCGAGTTCCTTGCGAAGAATCCGCCTGGTCTTGTTAATGACAATGCGGACACGATTCCCCGGATTCAACGGCTCAATCATTCGGCCAACAGCTAAGGCACTGGATTCATAGTTCCACTGAATGTACTGCTTGCCGCTTACGAACGCCAAGTAAGTGTACCACTTCCGCTCGAAGCTCATACGAGCCATACGGGCCTGTTGGTACACGTTATTCCACTTCTCAGCGGTATCGGCAGAAGGCGTAGCTGTGCCACGATCTTCTGTTGTTGCCGTGTTATCAGCCACGCTAACTCCAAATTAGGGTATAAAAAATGTGGAAGGGGGTAGCTCCGGCCTTCGGCCTCCGCCCCTACAGGGCGGATATTAGGATTCAGCAAATCCTAGAAGCCTATTATCCTCTTCCAAGTCAATAATTACATTAGACATATCGGAGGCCAGAGTGAAATCATCGGCCAGGTCGTCGTTTGGCTCATCACTTAAGCTAATAAGTGAACGATCAACAGAATCGGCCAAGTGGTGGTACTCCGTATCGTTCCGAGCCACCAATTGGGCCATGTACTTATTAAGCTGCTGGCGTAGACTGTCCTTTTCGACTTCGTCCGCTGCTAGCTTCCGGACCGCTAGACTGTGCCACTTCCAGATCAACAAGCTCATCATGAACGATACGCACACGATTGACAAGCCGAGTAAGACGAGCAATTTCCTTGTCCTTTTCTTCAATGGTCCTATAGGCTGTACGGAGTTCGTCAGCGGGGCTGTATCCAACTAGGTTAGCCATGTGACGGAACATCTTCTCGCCAATATAGATTGCTCCGTCGTCGCTATCAATGCCTAGGTTAATGTACCACACGTCATCGAAGCTACCATCAACTGAGCAGGCCGGCAATGCCATTAGGTCCCTACGCTCACCGGGGATTACCCGCATATCGAAGTCTAAGCCTTCGTGGAATGGTTCTACAATACGGTGTATACGCAATTCGGCAAGAAGCTCCGGCCGATTCAGGAACTCCCGATCTAGTGTACCCTTGTTATAAATCTCTAGTTCCACTACCATTCACTCCCTAGGATTACGTGACTTGTCTGGTCACCGAAGTCTTCCAAATCTTCGGCGGCATAGAATGGGGACTCTGACGGTGCTGCCTTAGCGGCCTGGATGAATGGGGCGCGTACTTCTCCAGCCCAGCCCTCGAACTCGTCCTCTGGCCGGCTCATAATTAGATAGCGTAGTGCATCGCAGGCGTCGTCATTGATCTTACGCGGTTGGTCCTGAACTTTCTTGCTCTCATTCGTCTTACGGTTAGCGTAGCTGTCCCACCGGTAACTTTGCAACTCATTGATTAGGTTGGTACAATCCTCAGTTACAAATAGACCAATCTTCTCAATGTAAGCCCGGACCCGATTGAGGCCGGCTCTCATATCATTATTCGCAAGACCAATGAAACGGCCGCACTCACTATAAAGACTACGAACCGACAGACCAGTAGCGGCGCTTCGCTGTTCAATTGAGGGGTCGCCGATGCAGTAAACAATTCGGTCCTTGAGGCCGGTCCATTCTTCCCATTCGTCGAGTGCTTTAGCGTGTTCAGCTACTGTACGTTCGGCCTCGTAGTACTCGTGAAACACGATGATACGACCCTCGTTATCAACGTACCCGTAAAGCCATACAGTAGGATGGCGAAGGCCATGATCCATAGCAACATAAACAGGATTGGTAACTGACTGCGGATTGATAGGAGGGATAATGTTATGGAGGCCAAAGCTCGGATAAACAAGTCCAGTTGCGGCCATGAACTTACCGTGTCGTCTGGCCTGCTTTTCTTCTGCGGACATTCCGGCAGTGATTTCATCAAGTACTTCCTTACTAACGTGGGGGTTATCCTCAGTTGAGCCAACGAACACGTCAGCATAAGGGCTCGCTTGACCCTTCTCAACAACTGGTCTATAGTACTTTCTGTAGATCCATGTGAAGCCTAGTAGT